AAAGGTCGCACCGACGGCGAATACACAGCGGCTAAGACCATGTACGAAGCGGCGCGCGATGGCGACAGCAAAGCTGCGCTGGAGATACTCAAGCATCAGCACGGCTGGGTAGCCAAGCAGCAGATCGACGTGAACATCGACCAGCAGATCAGCATTACAGGCGCGCTCGAAAAGGCACAGCAGCGCGTCATCGAAGGGACGTATCTTGAGATACCCCAGCTAGAGGATAACACACCAAATGCAGCAGCCGATTTACAGCGCATCGGAAGAGATGGAATTGATGTCGCGGCTATGGTCGCCGACGATCAAGGATGACCCACTAGCTTTTGTATTGCTGACATTCCCGTGGGGCGAAAAAGGTACGCCGCTGGAGCATTTCCAAGGACCGCGTAAATGGCAACGCGAAGTGCTAGGTACGCTACGCGACCACATCAAGCAGAACAACGGCAAGGTTGACTATGACACCATGCGGCTGGCGATTGCGTCAGGACGCGGTATCGGCAAGTCGGCCCTTGTGTCATGGCTGACGATATGGATGCTGTCCACCCGCATCGGCTCGACGACCATCGTGTCGGCAAACTCTGAGGCGCAGTTGCGGTCGGTAACATGGGCAGAAATTACCAAGTGGCTGGCGATGTCGCTGAACAGTCACTGGTTCGAGATAGCCGCCACACGCATCATGCCCGCCAAGTGGCTGACGGAATTGGTCGAGCGCGACCTCAAGAAAGGCACGCGCTACTGGTCGGTCGAAGGCCGGCTGTGGTCGGAAGAGAACCCTGACGCCTACGCAGGTGTCCATAACTTCGACGGTGTGCTGCTGATCTTCGACGAAGCCAGCGGTATTCCAGATAGCATCTGGTCAGTGTCTGATGGTTTCTTTACAGAGAACACGCCGCACCGCTTTCATGTCGCCTTTTCCAACCCGCGGCGAAACACCGGCTATTTCTACGAGACATTCCACAGCAAGCGGGCGTTCTGGCAGACGCGCAACATCGACGCGCGCGAAGTCGAGGGTACAGACAAAAACCTGTATCAGCGCATCATCGACGAATATGGGCCTGACAGCTACCAAGCGCACGTCGAAGTCTTCGGTAAGTTCCCCAGTGAAGGCGATGACCAGTTCATCGGCGTCAATCTGGTGGACGACGCAATGGCACGGCCCAAGCACAAGGATGAAACGGCGCCCATCGCCATCGGTGTAGACCCTGCACGCTTCGGAGCTGACGCCACCGTCATCGCTGTGCGGCAGGGCCGCGACATCATCGCCATCAAGCGGCTGAAAGGCGCTGACACTATGGAAGTGGTCGGCCATGTCATCGACGCGATAGAGGAATATAAGCCTGCGCTGGTCGTCATCGACGAAGGCGGGCTAGGTGCAGGCATCGTAGACCGGCTGAAAGAGCAAAGGTACAAGATACGCGGCGTGAACTTCGGCAATAAGGCCATGAAGCAGATGATGTACGGCAACAAACGCGCTGAGATGTGGGGCGCCATGCGCGACTGGCTGAAAACGGCGCACATACCAGCGGATCGGTTCCTGAAAACGGACCTGATAAGCCCGAAGATAAAGCCTGACAGCAAGGGGACGATCTTCCTTGAAAGCAAGAAGGACATGAAGTCGCGCGGGCTGGCCTCTCCTGACGCAGCAGACGCCATTGCGGTCACGTTTGCATTTCCTATCGCACACCGCGAAGCACGCGTTGACAAGCGACGCATGAGCAGTTATTCTCCACAGGGAATATCTACATCATGGATGGGTTCTTAAAAACTGTGAGCGGAAATAAAACGACAAACATAAGAAATGCGTTTGTCCAAGCCGCTGACAAAGCAAAAAGTGTTGCCCGCGATATAGGTAATGTAGTTGTCCCCTCAAACATACGGATATACACTTCCCATTTGGCCGGCGATAGACGAACAATCACAGAAAAAAACTTATCCCAAGCCGATAAAGACGCAATTCTTTTTGCTATACAGAAAAGCGCAAAAGCTACAAAAAACCCTAACCAAGGGGTTATAGGTTACGGCGACTATGGCCCAAACGGTTTTTCAAATTTTGCGGAGCCTAACGAAAATATGTTAAGCACTGTATATGATAGCTATACAGACCCAGCATACCGCATGGAAACTACCTTGGGTATGGCTAGTTGGCGCCGCTTACCAGATGGCTCTTACGTTATAGAAGACCGCTATAATTTTAACGCTACCCGCCCTCAAGTAAAAAACACCATAGCTAAACAAGGTGGTGTTACTCGAACATTGCTAGATGCGTACAAGAACCGCGGCGTTTCAGGCGTCTTAAACGCGGCGGGTAATATATATGGCGATACAGAAACTGAACGGGGCAACGCTGTGCGTATCCGACTAAAGCCGCGCCGTTGACAGACGCTCCACAAGCGGGTATTCTCCCGCTGGAATTTCTACATTATGGATGGGTTCTTGAGCATGGCGGACGCTAAAAAAGGTCTGTACGCAAATATTCACGCCAAAAAGGCGCGTATTGCTGCCGGATCAGGCGAAAAAATGCGTAAACCCGGCGCTAAAGGCGCACCAACAACCAAAGCGTTCAAAGAGAGCGCCAAAACCGCTAAACCAGCTAAAAAGGGTAAGTGAAATGCCATCAGGTAAAAAAAATATTTACGACGTTAAGAGCAAAGCACTCTACAAAGCAGGCGATATGGCTGGCGAAATAGGCGCCCAAAGAAACGCCGAGGCCGCCGCTCGTTTGGCAGGTCGCAAGCCCGATGCAGCTAAGATTACGGCGCGCGAAGGCACGACAAACCCCGGCGGCGGTCGCCCAGCGGTTAAGATGATGCCTAAAATTGCGCCGTCTGAAAAACGAACTTTACCTGCCAAATCCAACCAATCGGTTGAAAAGCGAATTTTACCTGCCAAAGCCAACCAACCGGTTGAAAAGCGAATTTTACCTTACAAACCCGCCAAACCTGCTAAACCTGTACAGGTCATTCGCACGACCCAACTGTACAAACCAACACCGTCAAGCAAGAAACGCTAATATGCCGCTGGTTAAATCGACAGGCAAAGCCGCGTTTCGCAAGAACATCAAGGCTGAATTGGCCGCAGGGAAAAAGCGTGACCAAGCGGTAGCGATAGCGTACAGCGTCAAGCGGGAAGCCGCCAAGAAGGGCAAGAAATAGCACATGGCCGACCCTACAGGCATTAACACAGCAGGAAAAGTCGCCAACGTAGGCTCTAACGCGCCAAAAACGACCGGCGACGACCATGACAAGATGGCAACCATGCGGTCGCGCCTGCAAATGGCGCAGGCTGCGTACTCTGACAGCCGTGAAGACGAACTGGACGACCTGCGGTTTATGGCAGGCTCGCCCGACAACCAGTGGCAGTGGCCTGCTGACGTGCTGGCGACCCGCGGAAGCGTGCAAGGGCAGACAATTAACGCACGTCCCTGCTTGACAATTAACAAATTGCCGCAGCACGTCCGTCAGGTGACGAACGAACAGCGTCAAAACCGCCCTAGCGGTAAGGTCATCCCTGCTGATGACAACGCCGACGTGCAGGTCGCAGAGATTTTCAACGGTGTGGTGCGCCACATCGAGTATATGTCGGACGCCGACGTGGCCTATGACACCGCCTGCGACAACCAAGTCACCTACGGCGAAGGCTATATCCGCCTGCTGACTGAGTATTGCAACGAAGAGAGTTTCGACCAAGACATCCGCATCGCGCGTGTCCGCAACGCGTTCAGCGTCTATATGGACCCAACGATCCAAGACCCATGCGGCGCAGACGCTGAATGGTGCTTTGTCACCGAAGACATCCTGATTTCCGACTATGAGCGTATGTTCCCAGACGCATCGCCTGTCTCGACCATCATGTCGCAGGGCGTTGGCAACGAGAGCATGGCGCAGTGGCTGGCTGAAGACACCATCCGCATCGCGGAATACTTCTACAAGTCGTATGAAAAAGCTACGCTGAACCTGTATCCAGACAATCAGACAGCTTTCAAAGGCACACCGCAAGACGCCAATTTGCAGATGATGTTTGGTAAGCCTATTCGCTCACGCGAAGTAGACCGCCAGAAGGTCATGTGGATGAAGACCAACGGGTTTGACATCCTCGACGAGCGTGAATGGCCCGGCAAGTGGATACCTGTCGTGCGCGTTGTCGGTAACGAATGGGAAGTCGAAGGCAAGCTGTACATCTCTGGCCTTGTGCGTAACGCCAAGGACGCCCAGCGTATGTACAACTACTGGACCAGCCAAGAGGCAGAAATGCTGGCGCTGGCGCCAAAAGCACCGTTTATCGGTTACGGCGGCCAGTTCGAAGGCTACGAAATGCAGTGGAAGACTGCCAATACGACCAACTGGCCGTATCTGGAAGTCAATCCAGACGTCACAGACGGCGCTGGAGCCGTTTTGCCGCTGCCACAGCGTGCAGCACCCCCGCTACCCCAAACAGGTCTGATACAGGCTAAAATGGGCGCTGGTGAGGATATTAAGGCCACCACAGGCCAGTATGACGCCTCGCTGGGCCAACAGGGCAACGAACGGTCGGCTAAGGCCATCGTAGCGCGTGAAAAGCAGGGCGATGTCGGTACGTACCACTACGTAGACAACCTTGCGCGTGCCATCCGGCACATCACACGCCAGATCGTAGACCTGATACCGAAGATTTACGACACGCAGCGCATCGCACGCATCATCGGCGTTGACGGTGACGTTGACATGGTCAAGTTCAACCCGACGCAGAAAGAGCCTGTCAAGGAAATCCGCGACGAAATGGGCGCGCTGATCGAAAAGGTCTACAACCCCGGCGTTGGTACTTACGACGTTATGGTCACAACTGGCCCCGGCTACATGACGAAGCGTCAAGAAGCCCTCGACGCCATGAGCCAGATTTTGCAGTCCAACCCAGCACTTTGGTCGGTTGCAGGCGATTTGTTCATCAAGAATATGGATTGGCCCGGCGCGCAGGAAATGGCGGAGCGGTTCAAGAAAATCCTTGAGCCGAAGGTATTGTCGGAAGGCGACCAGTCGCCTGAGATGATGGCCGCACAGCAGCAGATGGAAGCCATGACGCAAGAACTGAACCGGATGACAGACATCATCCAGAACGTTCAGGACAGCGTCGCGCAGCGCGAAGTGGACATCAAGGAATACAAGGCACAGGTAGACGCCTACGACGCCGAAACGAAGCGCATTTCGGCTGTGCAAAACAGTATGTCGCCTGAGCAAATCCAAGACATCGTCATGGGTACAATCGCAGCGGCGATGGACACAGGCGACCTGATCGGCGGCGCGCCTGAGATGCGTGAGCAGCCTCAGATGGACGAAGAGATGATGCAGCCCCAGCAGCCGCCAATGCCTGAGATGGGCATGGAAGAGGCGCCTGAGATGCAGCAAATGCCAGAAATGGGTATGGAAGAAGCAATGGCACCGCCAGAAGAACCCGGCCAATCGCCTGAAGGAATGATGTAATGAGTTGCGCTGATTTTGTAGGAACACTGTTTTTGGCGCGCGATGTGGCTCACTCGACGCACTTGAACACACGCAGCTACGCAAAGCACAAGGCGTTGCGGAAGTTTTACGGCGATGTAATCGACTTGGCCGACAAATTTGCCGAAGCCTATCAGGGAAAATACGGCCTAATTGGCCCTATTTCGCTTATGTCGGCTAAGAAAACCAACAACATTGTCGAGTTTCTTGAAGGTCAAGTAGACGAACTGATGGAAATGCGGTATAAAGTCGTCGATAAGGATTGCACCCCAATCCAAAACATTATCGACGAGATTTTTGGCTTGTATTACAGCACGCTGTATAAACTTAAATTTCTCGCATAAGGACGCGACACATGGGCTTAAAAACTGTAACCACCTGCCTTGGCTATCAGCAGATCACACCTGACACGTCAACGGCTCTTACCGTCCCTGCTACTGACCCAGCAGGCAATAAATTGCAACCAACGATGGCTGTTCTGGTCCCTGAAGGCCAGACAGTACGCTGGCGCGATGATGGCACGGCTCCAACCGCAAGCGTTGGTATGCCTATCTACGTAGGCACTACGTTTTTCTACGATGGCGACCTTACCAAAATCCGCTTTATCAACACCGTGGCGGGCGGCAAACTCAACGTGAGTTACTACCAATGATCCAGCTAACCGGCTCACCGCTCGCTATTACTGGTCCAGCGTCTGCTGCCGGTTACACGCTTACGGCGGACGCGTTCATCACTATCGACGGCACAACGGACCCATATACGTTGTCTGCCGTAGATAACGGAAAAATCCTGTACGTAACAGACGCTACCGCGCTGACAATCAACTGCGCGGCCAATCTGGGTAAAGGTTTTTCCTGCACCATTATTCAAGCTGGCGCCGGCAAAGTTACGGTGGCGGCTAACGGCCAGACCTTAGTGTCTTATTCGTCGTTGTTCAGCACGATGGGCCAATATGCGGTGATCTCACTCATCTGTCCAGTCGCCAACACCTTTATAGCGGCGGGCAACCTCGGAGTTTAAATATATGCCGCAAGTTTTTTTATCTTTATTCGGCGGTGTAGGGGCGCAATTTTTTGATAATAACGGCGTTATTTTGTCCGGCGGTAAGATTTACACTTACGCAGCCGGCACAACTACGCCGCAGATAACTTATACCAGTTCGTCTGGTGCTACACCACACGCAAACCCTATTATATTGGATAGCGCAGGACGCGTACCGGGCGGCGAAATTTGGTTAGTTGCGGGCATATTATACAAATTTACTCTGGAAACCGCGCTTGGCGTTCTCATAGCTACGTATGATAATGTCGGCTCAGCGGCAGTCGGCGCGGCGTCAATAGCAAATTTTGTTGGGACGGGCAGTCAAGTTAATTTTACTTTACCTTCCGCGCCAATCAATGAAAACGCAACTAACGTGTATATTAACGGGGTATACCAACAAAAAAACACTTATTCTTTGGCGACTACAACACTAACTTTTTCGCAAGCGCCGCCCGTTACGTCTACCATTGAAATAGCGTATTTTTAATGATTACTCCTGCATATAGCCCTACTGCCACCGAACGAGTCCTGCCAAGAATGGCATTGGATTTTACGACAGGCGTTCTGGATTCGCGTGTTACGGTTGCGCGTGCGCTTAACACTGCGACCCGCATTAACAGCAGTGGGTTAGTTGAAGGGGTTAACGCAAACCTTCCTCGTTTTGATTACGACCCTGTAACGCTTGCCCCAAGAGGTTTACTGATAGAAGAAGCTCGTGCCAACTTACTTTTGCAATCCAGCGACCTTACGCAAGCGGCATGGGTACTTACTAACGCAACAGCAACGCTTACTGCTATAGGGCCAGACGGCGCTACAAATAGCGCAAGCGTTCTTACATCAACCGCTGGTAACGCAACTGCCTTGCAGTCTATAACAAGCGCAAGCGCGGCGCGATCAACGACTTGTTATATTAAACGACGCACAGGTTCTGGCGTTGTGGAAATGACACAAAATAACGGCACAACGTGGACGGCAATAAATGTCACATCTTCTTGGACGCGGGTATCTATTGCATCCGCTACATTAACTAACCCTGTTGTGGGTTTGCGTATTGTAACAAGTGGAGATGCAGTAGACGTTGCATTGTTCCAATGCGAAACTGGTGCGTTTGCGACATCTGCGATCCCCACGACCACGACCAGCCTGACACGCAACGCTGACGTTGTAAGCATGACGGGGACAAACTTCAGCAGTTGGTATAACGCCAGTGAGGGGGCGTTTGTTGTTGAAGCTTTGCGCTATGACAACGTTGCTAGAACTGCGGCTGCCTTTGATGTAGATGACGGAACGGCTGCAAACTATATACAGCTATCGTCAACCGCTACATCTGGCAGGGGTATTATTAGAGTGTCATCAGGCACGGCTATTAACTTATCCGCTGGATCAGCAGCTGTTACTACCCCCGCAAAACTGACAATAGCGTATAAAAACGCTAGTTTTGCTTTTAGTTCTGGCGGTGCAGCACCAGCTACAAACGCTGCATCGGCGGTTCCAACAGTATCTCAAGCTTTGATCGGAAGTGGTATAAACGGTTCGTATTTAAATGGCGCTGTTTCTAAGGTAATGTATTGGCCGCAACGCTTAATTAATGCAGAAGTGCAATCATTTTCAAAGTAAGGAATTGCCATGTCGCTGACTAAAGTAACCTATTCAATGATTGCTGGCGGTGCGGTCAATGTGCTTGATTACGGCGCTTCCGCAACCGCAACTGCATCGGCTAACACCGCTGCAATTCAAGCTGCGATTTCTGCTGCAAGCGGTCGTACAGTGTATATTTCTGAACAATTAAATTGCAACCCAATTACAGTAACTGGGGCAACGGTAGACATTGAATTTTCAGACTCAGGCAAACTTATTTTTGCTGCGTCCAACAATGACGATTTTGTTTTAGACGCCTGTACAGGCAGAATTAGAAATTACAGAGCAACACACACTGGCGATCTTGGTGGGGGTGTGTTTAGCGGGTTAAAAATTGACGCGTGTAACAATTTGTTAGTTGATGGTTTTACCGTTGATGGTGGTAAAGACATTTTGATTTTTATGTACGATAGCGATAACATAAAAGTTGCAAACGGCAATTTCCCATGCGACGTCCTTAGCCGTGCGGGGAACGCTGGGTATGTATTTGGTTGCCGTGACAGTGGGTTTTCTAATTGTTCAGCCGAAAACGTTGAGTTTGGTTTTGCCATTGTAGGCGCGGGATATAAATCAGGCACTATTCCGCCACCACGCACATACGATCAAGAAATGGGGATGTATATCCGTGACTGCTATGTGTACGACCATACCAGCCACGCTTTCGATATAAACGGGGCTGTTGGCGCAACTATTAGCCGCTGTGTTGCTGACACCTATACAGGCAATTCAGGGAACGCATCGTTTCAAATTAAAAACTCTACAAACCTTCCATCTGAATCTGAAATTGATACTCGCTCGTCAACCGTTGAACATTCCGTATGTCATAACGGCGAAATAGGATTTTTCGCTCAAGACACACGCGGCGCATATTTTATTAACAACAGGGTAATACGCTGTCAAAGCTATGGTGTATATCTGAACGATGCGGACTTTTCTATTGTCTCAGGTATAAGCATTGAAGATTGGTGCTTAGACGCAACCGCTACCGGAGCTAACGGCGAAACAAAAGTTTCAGCGATTGGTGTAGCCGATACCTCGTCAGATTGCAAAATTTCGGGTGTTAGTATCCGTTTAAAAGATACGCCTAACGCATCAAATATGCGACTCATATATGCTGGCGGCGCTCGTACTGAAATTTTTGACATGAAAGTCCAAAAAATAACGGGCGCTTCTGATGTTAGCGAAGGTTTAGTTATAGCAGGCGCAAATTGTTACATAGCTGCAAAGGTTGTGCCAAGCTTTTCAACTACAAAATTAAATGATATTGCGCTGACAACTGCTTATGAAATGTCATACGGCATTACATGGTCGTTTTCTTCTGGTACATCTGCTACGTTTAATTTGTCACCCACACGAGGCATGATTGTTGGCTCTGTATCTGCTTATTTAGCTGATGGCGTTGTTAGCGGACACGTTTGGACTGTCGGTCGCGTTGGAGATAACGACGCGTTTGTTACTTCAAGAACCGCCGCTACTGAAACGATTGCTCCCAACGGCGTAACCAACGAACTAGGGTCAGGCCAGATATTGCAAGCTTTTGGTAGTTCTGGATCAGGCTCTATCAGTTTAAACGTTATAGTTAGCGGTGTGGCTGCTTCGTAACCATTTGAATAAACCAGACTGCAAAGAATAAAGGACAAAGACCATGTTAAAAGCAGCACCAAACCAACATGGCTAACCATATTGCTATGCTGCATCAAATGATGTAGTCTAGCCACCAACCGTACTGATGCGGCTCATCAGGAACTCTTTAAGGGTTAAACATGGACGATAATGTTCCTATTGAAGCGGATGCCTCCGCGCCAGAACTCGAAGCCACGGCAGCAATCGAGCCTGTAGAAAACACGACGCCGGAAACGCCTGCTGAACAGGAAGCATCTAAGACCTTCTCACAAGAAGAATTGGACGCGATTGTAGGCAAGCGACTTGCGAGAGAACAACGCAAGTGGGAGCGAGAGCAAGCACAACGGCTCACGGAAGCACAGTCTCGGCAACCGGCACAATCGCCGACCGATCTGGCCCCAGAGCAGTTTGACACTTACGAAGATTATGCTGACGCCTTGGCGGAGTATAAAGCGGAAGTGTTGCTGGAACGGCGGGCAACCGCCAAAGAACAGCAGGCATTGCTTGAGCAGTACCATGACCGTGAAGAAACGGCGCGGGATAGATACGACGACTTCGACCAAGTCGCCTACAATCCTAACCTACCTGTCACGGAATACATGGCACAAAGCATACAGTCTTCGGACGTTGGCCCCGACCTGCTTTATTGGCTAGGCACCAACCCCAAAGAAGCTGATCGCATTTCCCGCCTGAACCCAATCTTGCAAGCAAAGGAAATCGGAAAAATTGAGGCCGGATTGGCTTCTAATCCGCCGGTTAAGAAAACTTCAACCGCCCCGGCACCGATTGCTCCTGTCACTGCACGTTCTTCTGGCACCAGCCAGTACGATACGACCGACCCTCGTTCGACTAAAACGATGAGTACGTCGGAATGGATCGAAGCAGAACGGCTGCGGCAGATCAAGAAGTACGAGGCACAACGTAACCGTTAAATAGGGAATACCCCATGTCCAATAGCATTTTAACCATTGATATGATCACGCGGAAGGCTCTCGAAATCCTTGAGAACAACCTCGTGCTTACACGTAACGTAAACCGCCAGTACGACGACAGCTTTGCTGTTGAAGGTGCCAAGATCGGCTCAACTCTGCGTATCCGTCTTCCAGACCGTGCGCTTGTTACCGACGGTGCAGCCCTTCAGGTACAGGACGACAACGAGCAGTTCACAACGCTGACCGTTGCAAACCAGAAGCACATCGGCGTTAACTTCACGACTGCTGAATTGACCATGCAGTTGGATGACTTCGCAGAGCGCGTTCTCAAGCCACGTATCTCGCAGCTTGCATCCAGCATCGACGCTGACG